GTGGACTGTTTCCGTGATATGTTCCGGCTCATCGAACGCAACGGATGGGGTATTCCAGCCGGTATTGAGGTGGAGCAGCACTTGATGAGCAAGTATAGAGGAGGATTTCTGAAGGCAGGTGAGGTATTTAAGTTTGTGCATTTCTGTGCTCCACAGAACTCACAGGAGAAATATTCTGAAGTTCTGAACGGTGTGTTCAAGACAACCATAGCACATAAGAACCATGAAGGCATTGGCCGCTGGTATGGTAAGGGTGCACGGCGGGTGGACCAGAAGAAAGTGAGCGACAGCAGCAACCACACCTGGGAAGACCGAAAGTATTATACGTTTGAAGAGCTTGTGGCGGATGACCGTCGCGATTGTGAAGAATGGAACAATACGCTTCACCCCAACCAAAAGAAATATCCCGGAATGACCCGTTGGGATGTGCTCGTAGCCAAAATCAATCCGACCCTTCGACCGCTTGATAAACTGACCTTGAGCAGATATATCGGAGAAAAGGTAGATACCAGTATTCGTAGAAATTCCACAGTACGTGTGGCAAATGCAGACTGGTGGCTGAGCGGTCCGGAAGTGCTGGAGCAGCTGGAACCAAACAACCGCAGGGTGACGGCCTACTACCTGCCGGATGAAGAGGGTAAGCCTACGGATGTCTTCCTGTTCCAGAACGACCGCTACCTTGACAAGGTTCGTCCGGTAGTGACTTACAACCGGGTGATAGCAGAACAGACCGAAGAAGACCGGGCAGCCTATACAGAGCAAAACAAAGTTCTGAGCCATTTCAGCAAATACCTCAATGACCACGCCATCGGCAAGGTGGGAACCGGTACACCGGATCAGCCAACGGATGACCCGGAAGAGGAACTGGAACTTCCCCCGGTGGAACTATCCAATGATTTGCCAGCCGAATTGTCGGCAGATCCGGAATCAGATTATGAATGGCACTCCGGAATAAGCGAGGCAATGAGGGCCATCAGTGACATGTAAGAACAGAATTAGAACAACATTAAAACAGCGTTAGAATTATGATTACAGAAGCGCAAAAACAGAAGATTTTAGCAGCGATAGCCGCCAACCGTGTGAACTATCCCAGTGATGCCAAGCATGCTGCCTCTTTGGGCATCAGTACGTCTGTGTACAGTGCAATCAAGAACGGACAGACAGACAAAGCCCTGAGCGATGCCAACTGGATAAGCATTGCCCGCAAATTAGGGGTGAACCTCCGTGGTG